GAACTACTTAGAATACCAGTACTACATAATAAGTATGTTAAATTTTTGATGAAAAATAAACTGACAGTAAAGAGTTTGAACTTTGAATATTCAAGACTTCGTAAAGTCAAAGAAGAATACTACAACGGTTCTCTCTCACAAGAAGAACTAGATCAATATGGATGGGAACCATTTCTACTGAACATCAAGACAAAGAATGGCATCGATAAGTACATCGACTCTGATGAAGAACTAATTAAATTGTTAAAGAAAAAGATGTACTTAGAAGAAGCAGTCTTTCTGTGTGAATCAATCCTTAAAGAACTGAACAGTAGAACATATCAATTGAGAGACTACATTGCATGGGAAAAGTTCATTGGTGGAAACTAAACTAACAGTAATCAAAAAGAATGAATCATACATAAAAGTATTGTGTGAGAAAGATACTGGTCAAGAACTGTCTGATTACTTTACTTTCACTGTACCTGGTCATCAGTTTACACCAGCATTTCGTAAACGTATCTGGGATGGTAAGATTCGTTTATTTGATTCAAGATCTAATTTGATTACACATGGACTACTCTCGTATATTGAAATCTTCTGTGAAGAAAGATCAATTAAACTTGAGTATGGTGATCCTAGACCAGATCTACTAGAGAATTATCCATTAGCTTTAGCTGATAAATTTATCTCTTCTTTGACTCTCCAGTCTTTAGGTAAAGACATATCTGTTCGTGACTATCAGAAAGAAGCATATGTTCATGCAATCAGGAACAAGAGAACATTATTATTGTCACCTACTGCATCAGGTAAGTCATTAATCATATACTTAATCATACGTCAGCTTCTGGACTACAAGTGTTCTAAAGGCTTAATCATTGTTCCTACTACAGCACTAGTAGAGCAGCTTTATTCAGACTTTGAAGATTATTCATCACTGAATGGGTGGGACGCTAAAACCATTATACACAGAGTGTACCAGGGAAAAGACAAGGTGTCAAGCGCTCTTTTAATTATTTCTACCTGGCAATCACTTTACCAATTACCTTCTGAATACTTTGAACAATTTGATTTTGTATTAGGTGATGAAGCACATTTATTTAAAGCACAATCATTAGTTAAAATACTTACGTCATGTATTAATGCAAAGTATCGAATTGGACTCACTGGTACATTAGATGGAACTAAAACACATAAGTTAGTTCTAGAAGGTCTATTTGGTCCAGTAAATAAAGTCATTACAACCAAACAGTTAATGGACAATAAACAACTTGCAGAATTTTCAATCAAGTGTTTGATTCTGAAACATGATGATGAAGTTTGTAAACTAATGATCGAGAAGACATATCAGGATGAGATTGAGTATCTGTTTCTAAACGAAGCGAGAAATAAGTTCATCAAGAATCTAACAATTTCTTTGAAAGGAAATACACTACTTCTATTCCAATATGTTGACAAACATGGTAAAGTGTTGTATAATATGATCAACAACGCAGACAATATTGGTAATAGAAAAGTGTTCTTTGTTTATGGTGGTACTGATACTGAAACTCGTGAAGAAATTCGCAAGATTGCTGAGACAGAAACTGATTCAATCATAGTCGCTAGTTATGGAACATTCTCAACTGGCGTGAACATCCGTAATCTCCATAATGTGATATTCGCATCTCCATCAAAGTCCAGAGTCCGTAATCTTCAATCTATTGGTCGTGGACTTAGACTAGGAAACAATAAAACGAAAGCAACATTGTACGATATAGCTGATGACTTACGATATAAGAATCATATGAACTTTACACTTAGACATTTCGTTGAACGAACAAAGATCTATAACGAGGAAAAGTTCTCGTATAAATTATATAAAATAGGATTGAATTATGGAAACAACCATCAAGATCTTCAGACTTAATTCTGGAGAAGATATAATCTCTGAAGTCGAAAAGAAAGAGAATAAATACAAATTATTCAATCCTATTGTTTTTATGTTACGAAACGATAACAAGTCTGGTAATCAAGTAATGAATATGACCTTTTGGTTGCCAGCAAGTATTCTGAATAAAAACCAAACAGTCATAGATTGTAAAGATATACTCGCTAAAATGGATCCATCCGATGACTTTGCCGAATATTATATTGGCGCCGTTGAGAGTATCAATAACAGTAAAGCAGTTGCATTGAAAACTGTTGATAATAATACGAAAATGTCTGATGATGATATGATGAGTATCTTAGATGAAATGTCTCTAGGCAACGGCGTCATCGGACTCCATTAACAACAAGAGGTATTATGGAAAAGAAAGAACCAAGTAACAGAAAGCATTACATCAACAATGCCGATTTCTGCAAAGCACTGATTGAATATAAATCAAAAGTTGATTTGTCTATACAAAATAATACAACAAAACCTGAAATACCAAATTATATTGGCGAATGCTTTTTGAAGATTGCACATGGACTATCTCACAAACCTAACTTCATCAACTACTCATATCGAGACGAGATGATCGCAGATGGTATTGAAAACTGCATTATGTATTTTGAAAACTTTGATCCATTAAAATCTAGTAATCCATTTGCATACTTTACACAGATTATTTACTATGCTTTTCTTCGCAGAATTCAAAAAGAAAAGAAACAGATGTATGTAAAATATAAATCTACAGAACAGTTTGGAATTCTTGATGAATCTGAACTTCTAGGTTACGAAGAGGCGACTGGTAAACAATTTGAACTGTATGATAACATCTCTGATTTCATCAGTACGTTCGAAGAAACTAAAAAGAAAAAGAAAGAACAGAAGAAAGCGAAAGGAATCGAGAACTTTCTGGACGCTTGACATGTACGATGATTCATGATATGATTTGAAAAAGGAGATACTTTATGGCAGTTTATCGTAAACTTACGAATGATGTGTACGCTCGTAAAACTATTACGAATTCATACACGTATTGGGATGATGCTTTTAATGCAGAAGAACTTGATAAATTGGTAGATTATTGTGACAAGTTTGAACTTCAAAAAGGCATGACATTAGGTAATTTAAATAAAACATCTGATAATGATGAAATTGACAACCGAGAACCTATTCCTGAAGTTCGTAAATCAGATATTAAATTTCTGACACCCAATGAACAAAACATGTGGATCTTTGAACGTATCAATGGCGTTATTGAGATTCTAAATGATAGATTCTACAACATGGATCTATATGGTTATGATTCAATGCAATACACAGAGTATAACTCAGAAGAAAAAGGTCACTATGGATTCCACATGGACTCTGCAATAGGCGGATCAAATGCAATCGGTGAAACTAGAAAATTGTCTATGTCCATGTTTCTAAATGATCCAAGTGAATACAAAGGTGGTAAATTTCAGTTTAATGAAGGTACTGAAAAGAATGCAGTTGATGTTCCTCAAAGGAAAGGACGCATGATTGTGTTTCCGTCATTTATGATTCATCGTGTTACGCCAGTCACGAAAGGAATTCGTAAATCTTTAGTTGTGTGGGTTCTAGGACCTAAGTTTAGATAAGGAGAATCGTATGAGTAAAATGAAAAATCACCTTAACAGACTTGTTGAAAAACATTATATGTTAGATAAAGAAGTAATTCAACTGCAAATCAATCATGCTTCAGATTATCAGATTCGTGAATTGAAAAAGAAGAAACTTCATCTTAAAGAAGAAATTGCTAGAATGGAAAAACTTGAGCAATACTATCCCACATCATTTTAAAATATGAAAGTCGCAATTATAACGGATCAACACTTTGGAGCTAGAGGTGACGCAATTCACTTCCTAGATTACTACGAGAAGTTTTACAGAGAAACTTTCTTTAGAATTATTGATGAAAATAACATCAATACAGTGTTGATTCTTGGTGATACATTTGATCGGCGCAAGTACATCAATTTTCATTCACTTCAACGAGCAAAAACAATGTTCTTTGATGAGTTACAAAAGCGCGACATCGTAGTGTATATGCTCGTTGGTAATCATGACACATACTATAAGAATACTAACGATGTAAATTCACCAAATCTTCTTTTATCGGAGTATTTTAATATCACAGTTATTAATACGCCTCAGACTATTCATTTAGATTATGCAAATGAAACCTCTGATATTTGTATGATGCCTTGGATATGTGCAGACAATTATGATCAGTCTCTTCAAGAAATAAAAATGACGAATGCGACAATCTGTATGGGTCATTTTGAAATTCAAGGATTCACAATGCATCGTGGTGCGGTTTGCACTGATGGTTTAGAGCCATCAATTTTTGATAAATTTGACCTAGTATTTTCTGGTCACTATCATCATAGATCAAACAATGGATCAATTCATTATCTTGGCAATCCTTATGAATTGACTTGGATGGACTACAATGATCCACGTGGATTCCATCTATTTGACTTGAGTACTAGAGAATTGGAATTCATTGAGAATCCAAATCGAATGTTTCATCGAATCGTATATGATGATAAAGTTGAAAGTCTTCAGTCAATTACTCAAAAAGATCTGTCGATTTACAGTGGAAAATACGTTAAAGTTGTCGTAGTGAATAAGACTAATCCATATATGTTTGATGTGTTTATTAACAGTTTATACAAAGTTAATCCAGTTGATATTGCAATTGCAGAAGACTTTACCGACATTGAAGAGTCTGAAGAAGACATTGTAAATGAAACGGAAGACACAACTACTATTTTAAATAAGTACGTTGACAACTTGACAACTGATCTGAATAAAGATAAACTTAAGGTTCTACTGAAAGAACTCTACGTTGAAGCCCTAAATCAAGAAGTATGATTACATTTACAAAAATTAGATGGAAGAACATTCTTTCCACGGGTAATTCCTTTACCGAAATCGACTTGACTCGGTCCACCAACACACTCATAGTGGGGCAAAATGGCGCTGGAAAATCAACCATACTTGACGCTTTTACATTTGTTCTTTTTGGCAAACCGTTCAGAAAAATCAACAAGCCTAATCTACTGAATTCAATCAATCAGTCGAACGGTGTTGTTGAAGTTGAGTTTACGATTGGCAAAAGAGAATACAAAGTAATCCGTGGACTGAAACCCAACGTCTTTGAAATCTTCTGTGATAAAGTTCTATTGAATCAAGATGCGAAGTCGAAAGACTATCAAGAACACTTAGAGAAGTTTATTCTCAAACTGAACTATAAGTCTTTTACTCAAGTTGTAATTCTTGGATCGGCATCGTTTGTTCCTTTCATGC